ACAGTAAGAAACCGGCCGTTGACCTGCCACTATACATAAAAAGCGTTTAGGAGGAGCATATGTACGGAAATACATTATATGGTCTTGCAAAATATGCACGGGAGGCGGAGGACAGCTATACGCCGGAAGAATATTTTGTGGACCTGGCCCGATACGTACCGCCATTCCTGGCAGAGCTGCGGGAGCTTTCCGCCCTTTATGAGACAGAAGGGTACGAAATTGGATATCTCGAACATAATCTAAGGGATTTGTTTGACCAGTGCTTTATTACAACGGCAACCTGGGGGCTGGTGCTGTGGGAACGGATGTATGGAGTAACCACAAATATGTCTTTATCCTATGAGCAACGCCGGGAGATTTTGATGGCAAAGCTGCGGGGACAGAGTACGACGACAAAGCAGATGATAGAGGATACGGCGGCAGCATTCTCAGGCGGAGAAGTACAGGTAATTGAAGATAATCCCCATCATCATTTTATTGTGCGCTTTGTTGGTGTCAAAGGAATTCCCAGAAACATGCAGGCATTTATTGATATGTTGGAGGATATTAAACCGGCTCATCTGTCCTATAGCTTTGAATATACCTATACCGTATGGGGCAATTTGAAGGGACTAACTTGGGGAGATTTAAAGGCACAGACCTGGGGAGAGATAAGAATCATGGAAGGAGTATAAGCAGATGCAGACAACACAGAATTACAGCTTGAAGAAGCCGGAAGAAACTGATGTGATTACCATCAGCGACTTGAATGATAATATGGATATCATAGATGAAGTTATGAAGAAGTTTGTAAACCGACGGATTTTGAAGCTTATGGCCGCAGGCTGGAGCGGTTCTTACCCGTTCACTCAGGCAGTAGACGCTGCAGGGATAGCCGTGGCTGATGATATCAAGGTGATGGGAGTTTACATTCCGGCGAATGCCACATTAGAACAGGTGAAAGCCTGGAACAAGGCGGCAGGGTATCTGATGTGTAATCCGGATGGGGTGGCAGATGGGAAAATAATCTTTAAGGCATATAAGAAACCGACAGTAGATTTTCAGATTTTGACAGAAGGAGCATGAGACGATGGGAAAAGTAATACCGATGCTGGGCGGAGGCGGCGGAGCGGATCTGGATGTGATTACCGCGACGGCGGCTGATGTGCGGGCGGGAAAAGTAATTGTTGATAAAGAAGGCAATTCGCTTACTGGGACGGAGCCTGAGCGGGGAAACTGGACCGGAAGTGTGGCAATGAATGGAAAGATCACGATACCTGATGGTCATCACGGGGGAGGCGGATATGTCAACGGCCCGGCAGTTACCCAGAGAGGCGCCTGGAACGGATCCGTAGGAATGAATACGCAGGTGGCAATCCCGGAAGGATATCATAATGGTGCAGGAAAAGTATCAGGTCCTTCCGTTGCTTACCAGAATGCAGATGTATCGGGCACCGATCGGGCTAATGCAACTAACCGGTCATGCTGGGACGGTACGATTTGCTTAGGGGTGCGCAATAATCATTATTTAAACGGGGTAAATTGGATTCAGTATAGCGATCCAAATTTCAAAGCTTCGAACTTTAAAAAGGGCGTTCCTATAATGGGCCTTACTGGAACTTTTGAAGGCTATGTTCCAACAGTTTCCGACCTATATTTAAGAGGAAATAATATTGCAAGATTTGAATCGAATGGGCATGTAAGTTTAGATGCTGGCCAAATTACAGTAAAAGATACTGGAGGTAGTTCAGCTCTTTATGGTACTATAAATTTTGTAGGTTATAGCCGATTCAACATAGAATTTTATCGAGGTATTGTCTACAGATACCAACCAGAAATTTCAATTAGTACCCTCGGATCTTCTGGCTATACAATAGCGTCAGCTGAGTACCCGAATACGATAGGAAATCATACGGTATCAGTAGATATTTCTAGTGCTCAAATATCTGCAAGAGTTGGAATCGCAACATATGGAATGGCTTACGAAAGTAAACCAGCAGCTATTTACCGCATCTGGCTGTCTTAGTTCCTATAATGCCGATTCTGGGCCTTATCGGAACCTTTGAGGGGTATGTTCCGACCCCTCAAGACCTGTATTTAAGGGGCAAAAACATTGCTAACTTTACGAGATACACTAATTACGGTTTTCCTGCTTTTGACGCTGGACAGCTAACATTGACGGCTGCAAACGAACAGCACGCTATGATGGCGAATTTTTCACTTATAGGGTACAATCGTCTTAATTTTGAGCTTTACAAAACTGGCTGGCTGGGGAGTAACCCATATCATTCAATTACTATACAACATACGGATGGCGATCTCTCAGCCAGAGTGGATCTGGACAGCGCTTTGAATGTACAGCAGACAGTCTCCATAGATATAAGCGCACTTAATATAAGCGGCAGCATGGCAATTACTTTTCAGCGTTGGAGAGGTTACATCTACCGAATCTGGCTAAGTTAAGACAACCAGATTCGATATATGTTATTAATAAACACTTTTCCACCAATTATTAAAGTTCCTGAGCTATTAATATTTTGTATATTAAAAGAAATTGTGTAATCACCTTGCGGAATATGTATGGATCCCAAAGAAACAATGGTATTCCAATACTGACTATTAAAAAATTGTCCTAATTCAACAGACACTGCATTATTGGGACGATCTGAATATCCGCAAAAGTTAAGATTGTTATATCCTGTCAGATTAACACTGTTAGTATTTCTTATCTGCCATGTTGTATTGGTTATAGTAATTTGACCTGAATCAATTCTGGAGCCTGACTGTGCATACCACCCATATAAATTGTTCCCCCTTAAATACAGGTCTTGAGGGGTCGGAACATACCCCTCAAAGGTTCCGATAAGGCCCATTATTCGAACTATCCCGTGTAGACGGGAAGAAAGGACGTTTTTTATGAAAATTTATACAAATTTTACTCATGACATTCTTGCTTTGGACAATGCTCCAGAGCACTACGAACACGAAATAGAGGTAGATCGAACACGTGAGGAAATGTTTGGGGATTTATGCGATGCCTGTATTTGTGGATATCGCTATGAGCCCAATTACGAACTTCTCTTCAATGAAGATGGGAGTATTTCCCGAGACGAAGAAACCGGCGAATTACGCTACAAAACTGATGCCAATGGAAACCGTATCCATACGGGCTGGCAGTGCTATCCATTTATGGATTATCAGGTTCTTATGGCCATTCAGCGCCAGTATGAGGCATCGCAACAGCAGATTGACGACCTGACATGTGTGATGGCCGATGTGATTGGAGGTGTCTACAATGCTTAGTACTATCGCAAAAAACATTATTATCAAGGCGCTGCGGATTCGGCAGGAGCGTGGCGAGGACCCAGCGGCCGTATTGGAAACATACCGTAATTTGACGAAGGCCGAGAAAACAGAAATATTGAAAGCTTTGTGATTCCTATAGTCAAAGTTATCGGTAGAAAAGGAACGATTTTATAAGGATTGCAGGCTATGTTCAAACGCCAGCTTTAAGGAGATGCACGAAAATACGCGTAAATACGCACATATTAGATGCTGATAACTTTGATTATCGGCGGGAAAGGAGTAAAACATGGGAAAAGTGATGATTGCTTTAGGAGGTGCCGGGGGAATTGATCCGGATGAGTGTACTGCGGGAAGGGCGCAGGTATTATCAGGTTATACTGCGGGAGTGCATGGGGAAGACGATCCGGCGCCCGGAAGTATGCCGGAAAGAGGCACGTGGAACGGATCAGTTGGTATGAATGGTTCAATAACGGTACCGGCTGGACATCACAGTGGTTCCGGAAAAATAACGGGACCAACTGTAACACAGAGAGGGGCATGGAACAGCAGAATCGGTATTAATGGTCGGGCTACGATACCGGAAGGATATCATAACGGCCAGGGTTACGTGGATCAGGCGATTGCGACGCAGGGAGGTCAAACGATCAATCCTTCTGCAAGCCAGCAGACTGTATCAACATCAGGAAAGTATATGACTGGGAATATAATTGTAAATGCAATAAGTCTTCCAAATGCCTCAGATTTACGTGAGGGCGTGAACTGGTATGGGCGTGTCGGTACACTGAAAGATTACAGTTATCTGGCGGCAGGGCAAACGTCTTTTAATGGAGCGTCCTTCTCCGGAGTTCTGGGGGAGGGCGCTGAAATATGTTATATGGATCCTTACAATAACTTTCATCGGGATGTACCCGAAATAACCGGTAATGGATTGCGTATGTATACATCAACCGCAACCAATGCATATCCCCATTTTTGTCCAAAAAAATCAATTAATATGACCCCGTTTAAACAGATAAAAGTAACTGGTATGTACACAGGAAATTCCAATGGAAGAGGGAGTTTTCGGGTAGAATTATGGAAAACCGATGTTGATAAAGATCTACTGGTTAGGAATCAGGCGATGGGCTGGCTTTCATATAATTCAGCAAGTCTTTCTTCAGGAGGTGTTGAAGTCACATGTACTACAGATATTTCAGGAATCTCGGGCCAAGCATATTTAACTGTTATGTTTTCTAATAGCGCGTATAAAGAATGGCCAAATTACTTTATCAAACGTATTGAATTTCTAACGTAGCAACCTGCCGCATAATAGCGGCTTATTTTATTTACCACAAGAAAGAGAGGAACCATTATGAACAAAAACAGACCAGACATGAACTACAAGACACCCGTACCTTACGGACCAGCAACAGGAAAAGAGGATCCCGGCCGCCAGCCTGTAATTGCAGGAGGTCCGGGGCACAAAGATTGTGAGCATGAATAAAGAGAGGTAAGCGGTGTGGAAAGATACGATGTAATTATCATCGTTGTAGGACTGATTACCACGGCTCTGACCATAGGCGCCCCCGTGATAAAACTCAACACAGCGATTACCCGGCTGATTGTAAAGTTGGACAGCCTGGGTAAGGACATGGACGATCTGGAGTTACATAATCATGAGTCGCACAAAAGATTGTGGGATCATAACGATGAACAGGACGAGAAGCTGGCAGATCATGAGACGCGTCTGTCGGTGATCGAGAAGAAAGAGAGGAATTGACTATGGATTTTGGAATTGCGAGTGTTGCAGGAATTACAGTAATATGCTATCTGGCCGGAATGGCCGTCAAAGCTACAGAGGTGGACAATAAGTGGTTGCCGGTGATCTGCGGCGTTATTGGGGCGATTCTGGGGGTTGTGGGAATGTATTACATGCCTGGATATCCGGCTACTGACATTATTACAGCAATAGCAATCGGCATCGTCTCCGGACTGGCTGCGACAGGTGCGGATCAGGTATATAAGCAGCTGACAAAATAAGCTGTTGCGATATCGCAACGGTTGTAATATCACATTTCAATAGTAAACACTGTATTATCTTTATTAAGTCTTAAAACAACGTATTTACGCGGTTTGTCTTGCCTGAAAATCTCGTTATACCTTGTTATTCTGACTGATTTTTATATGTTTTCGTTCTCTTAGGTATACGGGTAGGTATATTTAGGCATATAAAAAACGAGAACCGCATCCTTCGAAAGGTGCGGTTTTTGTATGCCGGGTATCTGTCATTAGGATACCAGAACAGGTAAGGGAAGTCAATTTCTTTATTCAATCTTCCCATATTCCTTTTCATGCTGCATGATTGCCTGTCTTATCAGATATAATATTTCGCCGTTTATGGATCGACCTTCAAATTCTGCAAGATGTTTCAGTTTTTTATGGGTATCACTGTCCACTCTCAACCCTATATGTTTATCTTTTTCCATATGACCTCCTTAAAATAAGTCCATTTTAAGTATATTTTGTGGTAAAATGTTTGATATGTACTTGATTTAAGTACACAAAAATTAAAGAGGGGTGATATCATGCAAAAAGATGAAACTGTGAAAAGAAAAATCAAATATCTGGTACTAAGTGTCCTGTATTATTATTACCTTGCCGGGGAGAAATTATTAATGTTGAGGTTTAATGCAGAATATATTATCAAGCACAGAAAGCTTCCAAAGAAAGTGAGTTCAGAGCAAGTAGAGCAGTTTAAAGAATTTTTAAAAGAAAAGAGAGAGCATGAGGGATAGATATCTTTTCTCATTGGGTTCTCGCTAAATAAAAACCGCATCCATTAAAAGGTGCGGTTTTCGTATATGGATTATCTGGTTGTAGAATAGCAGATCGGGCCGGAAGAGGTTAATTGCTTTCTTCTGGCTCCTGATCGGGGACGTACTCCATGAGATCGCCGGGCTGACAGTTTAAGCGAGCGCATATCTTTGAAATGGTTTTGCTGTCCAGTCCTCCGGTCCCACTTTTTAGAGCGGTCAGTGTTCCTTGTCCTATAAGTTTTTCCTTGCGAATTTTATAAGTAGTCCAGCCGTTAGTCTCTAATAGGTCAAATAGTTTCTGATAACTGATTGCCATAATTATTTCCTGCCTTTCATTTTGAGTTGTATATAACTACTCCATTGTATTTAGTATATCATCAAATGTACACAAGTTCAAGTGTATAAAAATAGCTAAATATATGCACTTAATTTTGTGCATGTGGTCAATAGACTGTGCACTTAACTTTGTGTATAATAATGACATAAGGTTGATACAATAAATCAAGGAGGACACGGCAATGACAGAGAGCATGAGAGCAAGAGTAGAGAAAGCAGTTCAGGAATCTAACGGAAGCTTAACCGTTGAGTTTGCAAATGCAACTATCGCACAGAAGGAAAGAGAAATCGCATTTGAAAACAGCCTTCCAGCATGGAAACAGGGCTATGCAAGCAAGAACGCAGTTGCTACCGCTCAGGCAGAAATCGCTTACTTTGAAGCTGTTATTGAATACCTGACAGAGCAGGCCGCAGCCGAAGCAGTAGCCGAGACAGTACAGGTGATCGCCGCTATCGTTACCGTGGCAAACAAAGCTAAAGCAGTTCGCAGAGCAGTTGCTACACTGGCAAACAAGCTTCACAGACTTAACTTCAGCCTGTCAGATTCATTTAAGCGAGCATGGGCGTTCGTGAGAGCGTTTAACGGGCTTCTGCCCTCGTTATCGTAACATTGCCTACCTTCTGGTTTGTATCAGCCTTAAAACGCAAATAAGGAGGTCTAAGCAATGGCAAGAACAGAGAACAACGCACACAGGGAAATGGAGGAATATCCGCCTATCTTACAGGCCAGACACATTCAGGAGCTTTTAAACGTCTGTGAAGCTGTAGCATATCAAGTGATGCATCATGCAGACTGTCCCACAATTAAGATGGGAAAGAGAATGGTAGTACCGAGGGACGATTTTTGGGAGTTCTTCATGGCTCATAGAGGTAAGAGCTTATGGTAAATCACTCAAAGGATATCATTCAGGTACAGGGAATTAACTCCCAGGGCTACGGAATCATTCCTAAAATGGTGATGCAGGACAAACGGCTTACTATTCAAGCGAAGGCGATCTATGGCTACTTCTGTAGCTATGCTGGAGCAGGTAAGACAGCATTTCCGGGAAGAAAGAAAATAATGGCTGACCTGAGAGTCAGTAAGGAAAGTTACTACAAGCATTTTAATCTCTTGAAAGAGTGCGGGTATATTGAAGCATTTCAGGAGAAAGACGAGAATGGGGCATTTTGTCGGAACGTTTACACTCTGGTTGAATTAATCCCGTGTCCTAAAAATCAGGACTCGGACGAAATTTCACCGTGTCCTAAATTCCGGGATACCGATTTTCGGGATACCGAAAAACAGGACGCTAATAATAACAGTATTAAAATTAACAGTATTTATAATTATCAGTCTGTCAGTCAGAACGAGACGGACGGACAGCCGTTTAAAGACATTTTAGACCTGATACGGGAGAATGTCAGCTATGAGGACTTACAGACGGCCCACGGGGACGATATGGAGCTCATAGACGAGTTTATATCCATTGCCCTTGATGCGATTGTCTCAAAGAGTAAGACGGTTCGAATAAGCGGTGAGTACAAGCCACGGGAGCTTGTAAAGGCCAATCTGATGAAACTTACATACGCAGATATAGAACACGTCCTGATGCAGTTTAGGGAGCATGAGGAGCGGATCAGGAAGAAACCGCAGTATATTCTTTCCATGCTGTACAACTCACCGATGGAGTTAAACGCTCATTATACGAACTGGGTTAGATCGGACGAGACAAGGAGGGGGGATTTAAATGGATAAGGAATTTTTGGAATACTTGCTCAAAGAAATCCGCAGTCATAAGGGAGTACCGTATCAAATGGCCAACGAGGAATATGCGGATGAAATGTTTCCATATGTGAAGCAGATTTATCCGGAGGCTCAGATGGTCAAGTATGACATTGAGCAGTACATAGTGGTCACGAAGCGGGCCAGAACCGCTCTTATTAAGCTCCTGAGAGCTTCTCAAGCCAAACATGAGAATTGTATCGCAGAGATCGAGCGGGCGGTAAATGAGTTGAATGGAATAATCACGGAGCCGATCAGTGACAAGATCAAGGAGTTTTTCGAGGAACAGGAGCGGATTCAGGAGGAAAGCCACAAGCGGACTTTAGAGAGACATAAGGAGATCATGGCGGAGATCGAACAGGTACGTAAACTAGAAGGTTAAAATATGGAGGTGGATGTTAATACAAAAAAGACTGCTAAAAAAAGGAATATAACAGTAAAATACATAAGATTCAGCAGACCAGAGGCATATGCCATAGTATTTCGCAGTACCCGAACCATTTACTATAATGCAGACTTCATTGGCAAGACACAACTTTATCTTTTCAAATAAAAATGTTTTGGCGAAAGGAGCACAATGAAAATAAATGATGTTTACTATCCAGTCGCAGGAGAAGCACTTTCAAAAAAGTTATGCAGAGACGTACCTCTTTTTGATATCCCGATGATGTCAGACAAAAGATGGAACGAACTTGTAGCGGAGCAGAAGGCAAAGCACGGTGATTCATACAAGGCAAAAGCCCTTGAGTAACTGAGTAAACAGCTAAACAAAGGCTTTCCAGACTATAATTAGTCCCTCAACAAGATAATTATAGCCTGGGAGCCTCCACAAAGTCAACAGGAGGATTCAAAATGGCTAAGAGAGGACAGGGAGAAGGAACCATTTCTAAGCGGCCTGACGGGACGTGGTGGGCGCGGATCACCGTAGGCCGGACACCGGATGGCAAGCAGAAGCGTAAGGCGTTCTATGGTAAAAGCAGGAAGGAGGTGCAGGAGAAGCTTACGGCGGCATTGAATGATATTAATAAGGATAACTATATCGATCCGAGCAAAATGACTTTGGAGCAGTGGCTTACGATTTGGATGCGCGACTACAGGGCACAGTACGTGAAGCCTGAAACCTATGTAAATAATGAGTCCTGTATAAGGAAACATATTATTCCTGTTTTGGGAAAGGTTGCTTTAAAGGATATACGGAGAGATATGCCGCAAAAGATTATCACGGATATGGTGGCAGAAGGGTATGGTCATTCGAGAATCAGTGATGTATATCTTGTATTACACATGGCGTTGAATGTTGCAGTAGATAATGGGCTTATAACTAAGAGCCCGGCGGAAAGACTGAAACTTCCTCCAAAGAAAAAGCAGGAAGCAAGAGTCCTTACTGTAGAAGAGCAGGAAAAAGTGATAGAGAAGTTAAGAGAAAGTACCAGTGGAGATTATCTTGAACTAATTCTGTATACTGGGCTGAGGATTGGCGAAGTACTGGCTCTAACTTGGGATGATATAGACTTTGAGGAGAAAATGCTAAGCGTAAATAAATCATTATCAAAGTGGATTATCTTGCCAGATGGGAGTCGGAAGTTACAGAAAGGATTTGGGACTCCTAAATCCAAGTCAGGATTTAGGAAAATTCCTCTTATTCCTGAAGCAATAGCACTCTTGAAAAATGCACAGGAAAAACAGAAGCAAAAACTTATGGTTTCAGGATCCGAAAATATTAGCAATTTGGTATTCTGCAGTGTGAGTGGAAAATTTATAGACAGGGGTGATGCCTACGGAGTACTGAAGCGCGCATGTAAAAAAGCTGAAATATCAGGGGTTCATCCCCATACATTAAGGCACACATTTGCAACCAGAGGTTTGGAACGGGGGATCCCACTGAAAATTATGCAAGAGATACTGGGACATTCTACCATAAGCATGACAGCAGACATTTATACTCATGTGCTGCCAGATACCAAGATAAATTCCATGATGAAATTGTCTGTAGCAAATGATAAAAATAGCTAAAATTCTTTGCTGATTTTACTATCCAAAACTAGATATATCATTCATAGAACTGCAACCTTTTGAGGGCTGCGGTTCTTGTTTTTTTATCGGGTAGGTATAAGGTAGGTATATTTATATGGAAGAGATAGGCCATATATAGGCGAGAAACCTTGTAAATACGTTGTTTTTAGCATACCTTATTAAATTACCCATTGTAATATCACAACTTTTTAGGGCCTGGGAGAGATCCTGGGCCTTTTTTGATTGGAGGTCAAATATGAGTAAAACATTGGACAAGCTTCTTGCTCTGGCAGAGAGCCAGACCGGTTATACCGAGAAGAATAACGATAAGGATTTAGATGCCGCCGTCGGCCCTACGGCCGGTAATGGCAACCATACGAAGTACGCACGGGACTTAACTGCTATGGGCCTTCCTGGCTATTGTGGGGCCGCCTGGTGGGCGGTCTATCAGATGTGGCTGGGGGGCTAGCGGGCGGGGGTCGGGCGGG